CCTGTAATCGTAACAGTGTCGAGCGTATTAGCTGTATCAGGTTCTCCTAGTGCAGCAAATTGGGTAGCATTTAATTTGGTGACACCACCATTTTCATTTTGTACATATGCCCCACCATCGTTGGTTAACTGGTATATTTTTCCGTCAATTATGACACTTTCACCTGTACCTGTAACCGTAACAGTGTCGAGCGTATTAGCTGTATCAGGTTCTCCTAGTGCAGCAAATTGAGTAGCATTTAATTGGGTGTAACCACCCATGTCATTTTGTACATATGCTCCACCATCGTTGGTTAACTGGTATATTTTTCCGTCAATTGTGACGCTCTGTCCTGTAGCCGGACCTGTGTATGAAGGTGTAGTGGCTTTTGTATCTGTGTTGCCCGTAGTTGCTGTCCCGCCCGTAATTGGGGTGGTTGTTCCGGCCCCAAGGTCAGATATAAGAACGTCGTTATTATTGCCGGTGGTCAATAACGCAATTTGATCTGGGGTAAGTTGGTTGTTTATGTTACCTACCCCAAGGTCAGATATAAGAACGTCGTTATCGTTGGCAAAATCGTCGACTGAAAAAGAATTTAAAGACCGGGTTTTGGGGGCAAAAGTAGCCTCAAAATCTCCATCAGTAGATCCAGAGTCTCGATCAGATACACCACTAGCGCTAAGTCTTATGATCTTTCGATCACCAAACTCGTCGTAAGAATCCCCATTTTCGTCAAAATAAACACCAAAGTCTTCCAGTTGTTGCAGTTGTGCTGGGGTTAATCTTGACCTAACCGAATTATCGGTAACCGTTGCGTCCGACTTAGTACCAAGATCCGCCGCAGCAAGCTCAGTCAGTGTATCTGTGCCGGTAAGATTTTGACCTACAGTGTTAGACGCGGAGAGAATTGCGTTTGCCCCGGCATCTCCGGTATCCACAGAAGCTACTCTGACTGCATCATTTGCGGTTCTGTTTTCAATTGGGACCGAGCCGGGGGCTTTGTTATTAAACGGACCAGCAAGGCTAAGAACCGCATTGTTAATAGCGCTGGGGTTTCCAGAATTAAGCGCCTCAATCAAAGATGCAGCTTTACCCGCTATAATTGTGTCTTTACTACCAACAAGGTCCCCGGCCATCTGGATAGCCAGCCCGTAATTTGGTTTGTCAGACAGCAAGTTAGCGGCAATTGCTGAGCCTTTTACTGCTTCCCTCAAAGTAATATAGTTATCCTCTCCACCAATTTTAATATTACCTACTTTTTGGACTACACCGTCCGCATCTTTAAGTATATTTCCTGCTTCATCTGTTAGTGGAGTGTCAAAAAGACCCGACATATTGCCAAGAGACATCAATGCTCCGGGCACGTTTCCAGTTTTTATTGCGTTAACAAATTGGATATCATTAGCCAGCCCATTAAACCCAGCAGCACCGGCAAGGCTAGACAGTCCACCAAGGACATTACCTTTATCAAAGGCGTCGTACGCCATGTAAACTTTAGCTGCCCCACCTAGAACTCCGGGGTCGCCAACTAAAACGGGCGCTGCGGTTCGTAGTACATCTCCAAAATCTTTGATGTTTCCAGCGGCACCTTGGAATGCTACGTTACCTGCGGCTACGTAAAGGGGTGGAACCCCATTAGCCATAAGCGCAATATTAACCACGGACATGATCGGTCCAAGATCTTGGGCAAGTGCGCCCATCCCAGACTTACTATACTGTTGAATCGGCAGGGCGATTGTGCCGCCTTTCCCGTCAGGCACTGGCTGAAGATTATATTCGCTATACCCGTCTCCTTCGTTTTCAGAAGCAAACTTATATCCGGGAATTATTTTTGTGGGGTCGTTTTTGTTGAAATACTCTGGAACTTGTTCATCTGGAATCCATGTATACGATTCGTCACTACCTGACGCATAGCCCGGGCGTGTTACGTACCTTACGCCAATATCACCAATGCTGGTAATGCCATAATCTTTTGCCAGAGACTTGGCGATGTTCTGCATATGCCGATCAGCGGACAGCGGCGACCCACGTTTATAAACGTCAGTACTGCTCTGGAGCGTACCCATCTGCCGCAGGAGGGTGTCGTAACCGGGTCTCCATTTTGCTTCAGCTTCCCGTTCTTCGCGGAAAGCCGTTCCTTCAGGAGTTTCATAATCCCGCATACTTTGCAGGTATTCTTCAGAAAATAAACCAGCGCCAATAGGACCCATACTTAACCCACTTTCCAGTTTGTGCCGTCTGAATATACAGGCACTTTAGTTGATCCGCCACCGGCTACTGTAGAGCCAAACGTGGACACAGAAGAATTAGTAACAAACGCTCTAGACCCCACGCCGGAAGTAACCGCGCTAGGTAAGTCGGCTACCGTTACCGGTACATTAGCTTGTAACTGCCCGATAATCTTGTCGCGCTGGTTGAAGTACAACCGCATTGTGTTTGTTAGCTGATCAAAATAACGTCGGTCGTATTCGTTTGGAGCAAGTGGCAGGTTGGGAGCAACTACTTGCGATAGTACATCGTCAGCAGTAACAAGGTAGGTCATGTTTACCTCCTCCCATCTACGCGAATGTCAATACGGGGGTACCCTAGTTGCCAAGCAACACCCACTCCAGTAGACTCAATCTTCATAATCATCTGTCGTCCGCGCACTCGGATATACACCTGCCCCGTAAATTGCTCAATAGGTATAGTGGCAGTTCGAGTTACCGTGGCGTTGTCGCTACCGGCAACTGATGTAGGGGTGTTGTAGCCTGACCCAGAGTTTTGCATCGGGAGCAACGTCATGACCGCAGAGGGGTTAGCCGAGGTTGACCCTTCAAATGTTACGTCGGGCAGCATCCGGTATATAAACCCAAATTTATCGCCGTCGTCGATGTCAAATTCTGCTGAAGATATATATGCAACGATAGGTAAGGTTGTAGGGGTTTCTTGGTCGTCAACCCCGGATTCATGGTTGACAAGGTTATAACTATACGTAGCGGCAATTGGAAAATTTAGCAATCCGGAATCGAGCCATGCGGTGCGAGACAGTTTTCCATGATACCAAATACCCTGTCCGCCCTTGCCGTCCGACTCAAGATAATTATAAACCACATACCGATCAACTATGACATTGGGGTTTGCTGCGTCGTTTGTGCCATTTGGCCCCGTAAGCGAACAATAAAACCACCAAACTTCGTTAAATCCTTCGCTGGTCCCGCAAAAAATTTGTTCAACTTGCCCAAGATTTATATCTTGAAAGATATACTTGCGTAGATCGCAGTTAAGGGTATTGACGCGCCCGTCGTACATGTAGAATTTATCGACGCCCATCCAGTATATTCGTCCTGACGCAACCGTAGCGGCGCTAGGGCTGATAATTGATATATTATCGCCAAGAATTTGCTGGCTCCATACTCCCGGCACGCCAATATACTGAAACGAATAAAGCGCCGCATCGGTAAAAACTATGGTCTCTTGGCGCGTTTGAACAGCAGCGACTATCTCGGAACCGTGCGAAAGAGTAACATATCCGGCTTGACTATCTTGGGCAACCGTCCAACTTGTTGGGTTTTCATAATCTGACCATCGCACAAGCATGGGGTTTTGCGTGGCCGAACCATAATCGTTACACCCAAACGCAAATACAAACCGATTATCCGATACATAAATTAGATTTTGTATCGTGGGTACGTCTATTAGTTTAGAGATATATACGTTAGATCCAGTAGATGTAGTATTAACATATACAGTGCTTCCAGCAACTGTTGCAAGATTAGCAGTTACACCGACAACATTTTCTAGATAATACGTCGTGTTTGCGCTTATACCAGTTGGTAGTGCTCCACCAGAAGAAAAGGCAAACTGCACGGGCGTGCCGTTGGGGAACAAATTAGTTAGTGTAACAACCGTAGGAGAAGCACTTGTAAATGTAACCGTTCCACCCAAAGAATTTAATAAAACTCCTCTCGTGCCGATCCCAGTAGTGGCATTCCAATAGTATATCGGGCCTCGGCGGTAAGCAAAAATTAAGTCTTGCCCATAATTTGCCTGTGACCAGAGCCGAATATCGGTGGCAGTGGGTGACCCGCTACCCCAAGTACCAGTACCCCACCCACCTGAACCCCACCCCACCGGTGGAAGTTGAACCGCAGCGCCCACACCTATTTGATAGGCAGCGACAACAGCAGACCCGCCCGTTGCACCAGCCGCGACAACAGAGGTAGTTGTTATTGTGTACGAGTTTGCGTCTACGTACGTTATAACGTACTCAGCATTCAGCAATGTGGCGTATGTGCCCGTAGCCCCGCTAAACGTAACAAAGTCCCCAGTAATGCTTCCGTGCAGGGGGGCTGTAACTGTTACCGTTGTGGTGCCGTTACCCGTAAACGGGTTTGTACCTAGAGTAGTCGTAGCGCGAATTGGGGTGATGTCGTAGTACGCGCCACCTTGCTCAATATAGAATTTTAAGTTAGTCCCTACCCCAACCAAATTTTCAAAAGCAAGAGTAACCCAGTTCCACAGAGACCGGCATATGCCTAAAAACGTATTACCAGATATCTGTTGCCAACCGCCAATTTTCTCAGGCGTGCCCTCACGAAACCGAACCTTGTCGCTGTCAAACCAACCGTTTTCATTAGCGTAACGAGTGTTTTCCTTGTTTACGCCCGGACGAAGTTGGAGTTTCTTGAGGGCCATTACTTACTCGCTACACCCTTGTGCTTCTCAAAAGACCTCATACCGCCAAAACCGAGGAGACCAGCAAGAAGGGTCATGAGTTGCTCAACATCTAGGTCTGGCGGAGGGTTCAACCCCTTGGGGATTATGTCATAACTTTGACCAAAAGCCCAACACCACTGCATCAGGGGGTAGCCAAGAAATTGGTAAGCCAGACCAAGCACCCCAACCCAGCCCACAGCAGGACGCCAGCCACTGACAAATACGCTACTACTCGCCGCTTCAATTTTATTGATATCCACTTGGGCGAGGTCAGTGGCTTGGTCAATTTTCTTTTCCTCCAGATCGAGTTTGCGGTCCTCAAGCGCCATCTGGAGTTTCTCTTTATCGGTGGTAATGAGGTCACCGGCAACCTTACCCACGCCTTCAATGATGCTCCCTATTCCAATCA